GTGTCACGACGAGAAAACCATCCGCGACCTGAAGGCGCGGCGAAAAAATGCGCGCGCACGGCCTGAAAATGGGGGGGGGCTTCCAAGGTGCTGATGGCTGGGAAGGACCACATCCATGAAGGCATTTGCACGCGGCTCCCGAATTTTGGAAAGGGGTTCCACAAGTGGGACGCAAACCGACACCGACTGCGATTTTGAAGTTCCGAGGGAGTGAAAAGGGCTTGGCGCGTCAGGCCGAACCCGAGGGCAGCGACGGCCCCCCGCTGCTGCTGCCGTTCGTCGCCAGCGACGAGGTGGCGCGCCGCTACTTCGACCGCCTGATCGACGACCTGCGCCGGCTGGGGCTGTACGCGACCGAGGACTACCAGGCGCACAACGCGCTCGCGCATGCGTCGGCCGAGTTCGAGCGGGCACAAGCTGCAGTTCAAGAAAAGGGTCTGGTCCTTGAAACGCCGCATGGGCCTGTTATCAATCCGATGAAGAAGGCGCGCGATGATGCGAGGGCTGAGGTCGCGCGCCTGTCGAAGTGCTTCGGCCTTACGCCGAGCGATCGTGTGGGCCTTGTGTCTTCCAAGAAAGCGCGGGGGGATGCCAGCGGGATCGAGTCGATCCTCAAGTCGAAGACGGCCTAAGCTCGCGCCCGTCGCGGGCTTCAATGCATCGGCAACCGCCGCGAAGGGCGACTGGTTCGACGTGGACGAACTGGCGCGCATCGACAAGTTCTTCGGCCTGCTGTCTCACCAGAAGGGAATCTGGGCGGGCAAGGCGTTTGAGCTGCTGCCGTGGCAGCGCGACCTGCTCGGCTCGCTGCTGTGCTGGAAGCGCGCGGACGGCACCCGGCGCTTCCGCCAGGCGTACATCGAGGTGCCACGCAAGAACGGGAAGAGCACGCTGGTCGCCGGCCTCGCGCTGTGGCTGCTGCTCGCCGATCGCGAGCCCGGCGCCGAGGTCTACTGCTGCGCGAGTGCACGCGACCAGGCTGCGATCGTGGGCGACGCCTGTCGGCAGATGGTGCAGTCGAACCCGGCGCTGGCGAAGGCGGTCGAGGTGTTCCGCAACGTGATCACCTTCGGCAACAGCAAGCTTGAGATTTTGAGCAGCGACGCGGGCACGAAGCACGGCAAAAACGCATCTGCCGTGATCTTCGACGAGGTGCACACCTTCGCAGATCGCGACCTGTACGACGCGATGGTGACCTCGATGGGCGCGCGCCAGCAGCCGCTGATCGTGTCGATCACGACGGCGGGCCACGACCGCGAGAGCCTGTGCTGGGAACTGCATGCCTACGCCGAGAAGGTGCGCGACGGACTGATCGAGGATCACGCCTTCTACCCTGCGGTGTTCAGCGCTCCAATCGACGCAAACTGGAAGAGCCCGAAGGTCTGGCACAAGGCGAACCCGTCGCTGGGCGTCACCGTCACCGAGGCTTTCCTGCAGGGTGAGTGCGACAAGGCGAAGGAGCTGCCCGCCTACGAGACGACCTTCCGCCAGCTGTACCTGTGCCAGTGGACGGAGTCGAAGAAAGCATGGATCAGCACCGACGCCTGGGCGGCGTGCGCATCGAGCGATGCGACCGCCGAGCGCCTCGCCGGCCGCGAGTGTTACGGCGGGCTCGATCTCTCGACGACCACCGACCTGTCGGCGCTCAGCCTGATCTTCCCGTGCGACGACGGCAGCGTGGACGTGCTGTCGTGGTCGTGGTGCCCCGAGGAGGGCATCCGCCGGCGCAGCCGAAGCGACCGCGCGCCGTATGACGTGTGGGCTGCGAAGGGCTTCCTGCACCCCACGCCGGGCGCGGTGGTGGATTATGAATTCATTGCCGAGACCATCCGCCAGTGCTGCAAGCGCTACGCCGTGAAGTCGATCGGCTTCGACCCGTGGAACGCGACGCAGCTCGCGAGCGGGCTGTACGGCGAGGGCGTGCCGATGATCGAAGTGCGCCAGGGCTACCGCACCCTCAGCGAGCCGGCGAAGAAATTGGAGTCGCTGGTGGTGTCGCGCAAGATCCGGCACCCGAACAACCTGCTGCTGAACTGGTGCATCTCGAACGTGGTCTGCGAGTCGGACCCCGCCGGCAACCTGAAGCCCAGCAAGGCGAGCAGCACCGAACGAATCGACGCAGCTGCGGCGCTGGTGACGGCGCTGGCGACATGGCTGCACCAGAAGACCGACGCAACCGGACCAAGCGTCTACGAACAACCCGAAAGGACCATTCAATGGCTTTGATCGACATCCTGCGCCGATACCTCGGCCCGACCCCACCGCGCTCCGACTTCGAGGACACCGTGCCGATCGGACAGCCGACGAGCGGCAGCGTGCAGTCGTATGTGCAGTCGTACTCCTACACGGGCGAGAGCATCACGCCGGCACGCGCGCTCGAAGCGCCGACCGTGTTCGCGTGCGTGCGCCTGATCGCCAGCAGCATCAGCCGCCTCGACTGGCAGGTGCTGCGCGAGACGCCCGAGGGCAAGGTCGCGGACAGCGAGCACCCGCTCTACAACCTGCTCAACTACGAGGCGTCAGACGACATCGGCGCGATCCAGTGGCGCGAGATGGCGCTCACCTCGGCGCTGCTGACGGGAAACTTTTACGCCTACATCCACCGCGACAAGGCGGGCCGCCCGGTCGCGCTGGAGCCCCTGCGCAGCGACTACGTCGCCATGTACCGCGACGGGGATAACCAGCCCTACTACCAGGTGTGGACGGGCCGATATACGGGCAACAACGCCGAGAAGCAGATGCGCCGATTCCGTGGATACGACATGTTCCACCTCGTCGGGCCGACCACGTTCGAGGGCATGCTCGGCGTGCCCTTCATCCACCAGATGCGCGACCTGATCGGGCTGGAGCTGGAGGTCACGGAGTTCGTGACGCGGTTCTTCGCCCAGGGCGCAGTGCCCGGCGGCGTGCTGAAGATGCCGGGCCGCCTGAGCCCCGAGGCCAGCAAGCGCCTGCGCGATGCGTGGCAGGCGGCGCACGGTGGCGCGAGCCGCGCCGGCCGCGTGGCGGTTCTGGAAGATGGCCTGACGTATGAACCCATCACGCCGACGGCCCGCGACAACGAGCTGATCGAGATGCGGAAGTACTGCCGCCAGCAGATCGCGGCGGCGATGGGAGTGCCTGCGCACAAGGTCGGCGACACTGAGAGCCAGTCGTACTCCTCGAACGAGCAGGCCGACGCCGAGTTTGTGAAGCACACGCTGGCCGGCTGGGCTGCGCGACTGGAGCAGGAAGCCAGCCGCAAGCTCCTCCAGCGCGGCGAGCGCTACTGCACCCGGATCAACTTCGACAGCCTGCTGCGGGCCGACATGAGCACCCGCTACGCCGCCTACGCGGTCGCGGTGACCAACGGCATCCTGACCCCGAACGAGATCCGCGCGCGCGAAGGTCTGCCAGCGGTCGAAGGCGGCGACAGCATCCGCTTGCCCATGAACACCGAGGCGCCCGGGCAGCCCGCTCCAGCGCCGAGCCAGCCCGCTGCGCCGTCGGACGGCGTGCCCCCGTCTGTGGACGTGGAGCCCGAGGCGGTCGCTGCTAGCGTCGATCTCGACGCGCAGGACGAGGCGTACAGCTCGGCACGCGCCGCGGCGTCTGCGATGGCAGCCGTGCGCCCCGCCGTGGAGGGCGCTTTCCGTCGTCATCTGCAGCGGGTCTCGGACTACCTGCTCAAGCAGCGCACGCAGTCGAAGCTGGACAAGTGGGAGCCGCCCATCGACTGCATCGACGACGACCTTCGCGCGACGGTGCGCACCCTGGGCGGCCTCCTCGGCAACGAAGAGCGCGCCACGAAGGCGCTCGACGCGGCCCTGCTCCGACACGCCCGCCACCTGCGAAGCGCGGTGACGGCTATCGGCACCCTGTCCGAAACGATCGACGGATGGCGCGACCTTCCCCAACTGGCGGCCGACGAGCTGCTGGAGATGGTGCGCCTTGAAACCACACACGCACCCCTGCTGGAGACCACCAATGTCAACCCCGAAGCCTGAAACCCGTGCCCTCGGCACCCTCGCCCCCGCCGCCGACCTGAAGGTGCGCGGCTACGCCGTCGTATGGGAACCCGCCTACGACATGGGTCGCGAGATGGAGCGGGTCGATCCGGGCGCGTTCGCCCGCTCGATGGAAGAGCCCGGCGATATCGCGCTCCTCTGGAACCACGACACCGGCAAGCCCCTCGCCCGGGTGCGCGCCGGCAACCTGCGCCTGTTCACCGACGCCACGGGCCTCGGCTTCGAGGCGACCCTGCCCGACACCGCGACCGCCCGCGAGGCGCACGCCCTAGTCGAGAGCGGCGTCGTGAGCCAGTGCAGCTTCGGCTTCATGGTGCGGGCTGAGAAGTACGAGAAGGGCGTGGACAAGCCCACGCGCGTCATCCTCGACGCGGATCTGCTGGAGATCAGCCTCGTGACCTTCCCTGCGAATCCATCGACTAGCGTCGAGGCTCGCGAGGCGCAGGCCGAGGCGGTGCGCCGCACGATCCGGCTCCTGCCGCCGCGTTGACCCCCCGCCCTTGCATCGCGTTTTTTTGACGCGACAATGGCGGCCAATTGAATACCTG